GTAATTGATGTTAACCAAGCTTTCAATAGATTAAATCAACTTTCTTTTATCAATTCAGATCAAATCAACCAGCTAGCTGATAGCAAGAAGAAAGTAGATGAAAACTCAAAAGCTGTTAAACAAACAAACTCTGAGTTAAATCAGGTTCGTGCTTCTGGTGCCAATGCAAAAGCTGGTTTTAATGATGTGAGTCAAGGAGCGAAAGGAGCGGTTCAAGATGTATCTGAACTAAATAAAAAGCTTCAAGATTTACAAAAAACATATGCTCAGAAAAATCTAGATACTGATTTTTCACTGATCAACATTAAAAGCCATGGACTGGAGATGGGTAAAGCGTTATCTGATTTTTACGATAACAATAAAATCCCTAAAACTCGCAGTTTAACTAAAGATGAATGGGCAATATTCCAGAAAAACTTTGATAAGGTTCAAGAACTCAAAAAACTTGAAGAGGATATAGCTGATTCTAAGAGACAGCAAACCAAAGAGTCTGCCAAACAAGCTGTTCTACTTGCAGGGAATAATGAGCGAGTGAGAAATATGCTTCGTGTATATCAGGCTTTCCGTAATGCTGGATTGGGAGATAAGCAAGCACGAGTAATGACAGCTCAAGTTGGGCGCGAGAATGATTTTAGAAATGAGGCAATGTTTGGTAGCCATAAGGATGAAAATAATGGTTATACAAATACTGGATTTATTTCTTGGCAAAAGACTCGCTCAACTAAACTCATGCAGTCCTTACAGGGACAAGGTGTTTTAGATAAAAATGGAAAAATCCAGCAAACCCAAGATGCTTTAGATGCGCAAGCTAAGTTTTTATTGCAAGAGGTTATGACCAATAAAAGTTATAGCAAGACTAAAAGCGCCCTTCTCAATGACGATTTGGACTATCGAAGTTTAGAAAAAATCGTGGGGAAAAATTTTATCGGGTGGGATTATGAAGGGAAAAAGCTTGGCAAAGCTAAAGCTTCACAGCATTTAGCCAAACAAGACTCTTACTATAATCAGCTTAGTAAAATTTTAGGAGATAACCCCGAAGCAGCCTCAAAAGCAATCGGCGATCTTTCGAAGTTCGAAGATGAAGCATATAAGGCACGCGCTAAAACTCTTGAGGAAGTTAAACAGCTACAGGCAACATATGACTCAGAAACAGTTGCTAGAAGCAAAAGACGAGAGGAGGAAATCAACAAAGCAACCATTTTAGGTCAATCAAATTTAATCCCAAAAATTAATGAGCGTTATGATGCTGAAGACAAGTTAGCTCAAAAACAATTTGATTTTGAGGTAAATGGTTATAAGTGGACTGAAGAACAAAAGCTTGATTACACATATGAAACCAATTCATTACGTCTGGTTGCTGAGGGGAAATTAACAGAAGAACAGCGCAAAATTGCGATTGATTCGTTTAAGTTACAGCAGCAACAAGAATTAGGTTTACTAAAACTTGCTCAAGAGCAACGTCTTTTTCAGACTCAGCAATCATATATGCATGAAGTTGATGCAATGCGAGAAAGATATCGACTAGAGCGTGAAGAAATAAGTAAGACCGTTCGTGATCCTAAACAAAGGAGCAAATTATTAAACGCTTCTGCACGTGCTGAAGATAATGAGTATGAAGGTCGAAGAAGGGATGCTTTCCAAAATTACCAAGCAATGAGTGCATCGATGGGTGGATTCCAAGAGTACTACAATCTAGATAAGGAGCTAGAAGATCGTAGAAAAACGATTGATGATGCCTTGAAATGGAACAATATTTCGGAAGAAGAAGCAAGACAATCAAATCTAGCAGCCGAGAAAGATTACCTCCTAAAAAGAGCTAAACTTAACTCCTATTATGGTGAGCAGATTACAGGTTCTATGGTGGGTATGCTGGAGGCAGCAGGTGATAAACAATCAGCAATCTACAAGGCCATGTTCACTGCGAATAAGGCATTTGCAATTGCTCAATCGCTAATCTCTATCCAAGCTGGTATTGCTCAAGCTGCAAACAATCCGTTCCCTTACAACCTAGTTGCTATGGCAAGTGTCGCTGCTGAAACTGCAAGCATTGTAGGAAACATTCAATCTGTAGCTGGCATTTTCCACGGTGGTAAAGACTATGTTCCTAAAGAGGCGACTTATCTTCTAGATAAAGGTGAACGTGTTGTTTCCCCACGCCAAAACCAAGATCTAACTAACTTCTTGGCTTCCCAACGTGAAATGAACCAATACAACGCCATTAACTCTGGTCAATCCTTTGGTAGTTCTGGTGCAACTGTCCTAGAACCAATCGTGAATGTCTATGTCATGGAAGGTCAAACTGCTGACGTGACTAGAAATGACGATGGTTCTTTAGATGTTCGCATTAGGCAGATTGCTGGCGAAGTTGCGGAGCAGGTTTTCCTACAGGGAATTCAAAACCCTAATAGTAGAATCAGCAAGGCATTCAAGCAAAACTACAATGCAACACCTAGACGGCAATAATTGGTAGCCACTTCGGTGGCTATTAAATTTATTCTTTGATAAATTCTAATCTTCTTAATTAAACTTTATGGAAAAGAAGAATGAGTAGAAATGATACTAATTTATTGATAAAAGCAATTTCTGAAAATGCACATAGAGAAGATTATTATCCAGATTTCTATGTGACAGTCGGGGTTGGTGGCAGCGTAATTACTGGTACTGCAATCAGTGAAGAAGAATTTTTCGAACTTGAAGAAAATTCACTTTGGAAGGAATTCTTTTATTCCCATATCAAAGAGCCGAGAGAAGAGATAATTAAAAAGTTAGATGATGGTGAGGAAATTAAATTTCCAGACTCACTTAAAGAACATTTTTTGTATCTTAAAGATGCAAAATATATTCAAAACTCAAAATTGTTCCCAGCTGCGGGCAGACCATTAAGTATTCAGATCCGTGTTTCTGATATTTCAACTTTAAGCCTTGTTGAATTTTGTCAGGGCAAGCCTGCTGATGAGCAAAACCCTTAATTAGAAGTACAGGCATAAGAGAAGAACCGTAAGCGGTATGTAAGTAAAACCGTTTGACGTATCACGTATAAGAGAGAACAAGCGAAGAGCTGCCTATGGGCGGCTTTTTCTATTTCTGAACTCGGAAAAACCGACGGAGGAACTAAAAGATTGAAGGATTTAAAATCCTAAATAAGCAAAAACCCCAGTGTTGACGCACTGAGGTTTTTTTTTAAATCAACTTAACCAGAGCAAGATTAAGGAGAAAAACAATCTATATGGAAGATTTTATCAAATTAATTTATTGGTGTCTAAAGGAAATGAATGAGATGAAAGCATGGCGCTTTGTTGCGATCCTTATCACTTTGATTATCTGTACATATCTTTGGAAAATGTAATGAAACTAAATATTTAAACCGACCCTAGATGAGGTCGGTTTTTTTATGAGGCAATTATGAACACATTAAAATATTGCTCAACACAAGAAGGCTATTCTGTCGCATTCCAAAGTGGGGTAGTTTCTCAGGAGTTAGACGGTGGAGCACCACGTAATAGAAGGCTGAGTAAAAATAGTTTTCACACTGTTAGTGTTCAATGGAAGGTACTTGAAGCTGGATTTCAATATCTTGATGCGTTCTATAACGTTTGGTCTGAGACTCCTGGTCAAAGATTTAATGCTTCACTTCGGGTAAACGGACCTGAGTTTAAGCCATACGAATGCTTATTTGTTCCAGATAGCTTCCAACTCACAAGCATGCAAGGTCCAGTTTACACTGTGACAGCTCAATTACGAGTTAAGCCTATTGTAGATTCGGAGCTAAACAAGATTATTGTTGAAACTGGTAATGATGGGGAGGACTTGGCGTCATTAGTAAATCCACTCGAAAAACTGGTAAACGACGATCTGCCAAGAGCGATGGAGGGTATTTAGATGCCTGACTATACATCCTTCTTTCTAAACTCTAGTAGTGGTGTAGTGCCATTGGAATGTGTTGAGATTTCGCATCCAGACTTTACTGAGCCTTTCCGGTTCGTCAAAAACGATACAGAAGGTGTGACTGTAAAGCATGAGGCCACGGGGCCGGATGTTCCATATGAATATCAACCTATGTCCATTCAACGCTCTACAGTCACAAACGACCTTGATCAAAAGCTTAGCCTAACCATTGCTGATGTAGACGATGAACTAATTAAATCGGTCGTATCTGCTCGGTTAGGTGCCAACTGGAAAGTTAGGCCATCAGTCAAATGGCGGTTGTATCGGGATGATGAATTAACTGCTCCAATGGTTTCATTGCAGACATTAGAGATTGCCACTTTATCTAAAGACAACTCTGGCAACTGTACTTTTGATGCTCAGGCGCCAGAACTTAACAGTGTGAAGACTGGTGAAATCTATTCTCTAGAAAGATTCCCATTGTTACGGGGCATGATATGAACCTAGACCATCTCCATAATCGCGTTTGGACTAAAGACTATACCTGTAATGAATTTCTATGTGATGCATGGAAGGAAGTTACAGGGCGAGATCTTAAAAAGCGCCTAGAGCGATTTTTAAATGGAAAGGGTAGCTTCAAAAAGTTAAAGGAACCCATTTCCCCCTGCATTGTTTTTTTTACGAATGGCACAAGAAGCTCGACACATGTTGGGCTTTTTTATTGTGACAAGGTTTTGCACTTAACGGGTCGTGGTGTGCAGTACGTTCCACTTGAAATTATTTCCATGAACTTTCGGGAAACGAGGTTTTATAAATGAGTTTGAAAAAAGTCATCATCGTTCCTGATGTTTATGATCGCTCTACATGGTCAGAAGCAGAAGTTGAAGATGTTCTAGCCTATATCTACCAACAGTTTGATGTGTGGCCTGAAAACGCAAAGATTTATCACAACCAGATTGCAGAAAGTTGTGATGTCACTCCCAACCATCCAAAAAGAATTAATGCCCAGATTGAACACATTCAGACATTAGAAGGTACTTTTTATGTAGTGATTGAGCCAGCAGAGCCTATTTCTCTGGCAATGTGGGTATTTTATGCAATTGTAGCTGCGACTACTGCTTATAGTCTCTACACTGTGTTGACTATGCCGAAACCACAGGCGCCAGTGGCAGGGTCTTCAAATAATGAACTAGCACAACGCTCTAATCAAGCTCGATTAAATGGACGTATTCCAGATATTTTTGGTTCGAGTTCGCTCTTATCCTGATCTCATTGCGCAACCATACACTTATTTTGACGATGCAACAGGCAAAGAGATTGAATATTGCTTGATGGTGATTGGTCGAGGTTACTATCAAATAAAAGATTGTCGAGACGGCACTACTGAAGTTTCAGGAATTGATGGGGTCAGCGTCTCAATTTATGATCCAGGTGTATCCATTGTGAATGGAATTCCAACATATCAAGTTGGAGAGGCTTTCACCGAGCCACCATTATCTGTAATCAAATCAAGCGCAATCAATGGCCAAACTCTGCAATACCCAAATGATCAAAAAATTGAGTCAAGCCTGATTTACTTTCAATACCCAAATCTAATTAAGACATCTGGTTCAACAATTGATTTCACTACATTGTTTACTGCTAACGATATTGTTGCCATTTATAATGCTAGATATGGTGTGCTTGATGTGATGCTATCAGGCGAAATCATGGTGACAAGTTCGGGTTCCGTCATCATTGAATCTACAACCAATATTGCCAATGAGAACACATTCAAAGGTTTGTTACTAACAGGGGCGCTTGTTGATATCTCTACAACATCGGGTGATCCGCCAGAAACAACTGTGACCAAGCGAGACTTGTCTGGTCAGTATGTCATTTCAGGCATTACTAAAACTGCCATTTCAGGTGGTTTTCATTATGAGATTGTTTTGTCAAACCCAAACACAGTGAACTCAAATTGGCAGTATGTGAATGATGACTATACGCTTACATCTGGAGCACTTTTAAATAAAAACACTCAAGGTATTAATCTTGATGGTTCTTATACGATTGCGACAATTACAGCAGATACGATCACGCTTGCACCACCATCATCTGTAAATAATGAATGGGACAAGCTATCAATGCTGCCAAACCAAAACACAACTGGCCAAGACGTTTTAGTGCGTTTAGATGGTTCAACTGACAAGTGGGTGGGGTGGTTTAATATTGCCAAAAATGATGCCACTGGCCTGTTTTACAATCTTGTGTATCCGCAAGGTTTGTATTGGCAGTCACGTTCTGGTCGGCAAGATGCTCACCCAAGCCGCATCAAAATTGAATATCAGCAGATCGACAATAATAACGTACCGTTCGGAGCGATTTATTCAAATGAGTTCTATATTTTTGATAGGAAGCTCACGCAGTTTGGTAAGTCGGTCACCGTTGATTTTCCGTTTACTGGCTCATTCCGATTCCGTGTTGCACGTTTGACAAATGATGATTCAAATGCACGTGCAGATGTCAAAATTAAAGATGTGTTTGGGTTTTCTATCTCGGATAAAGACATTTACAACAATGTGACTGTATTGCGTTCTCGAACAGTTGCTACCGATGGCGCCCTAAGCATCAAAGAACGCAAGCTGAACTGTTTAGTGAATCGCAAACTACCGCTTAATGGCACAGGGCCTTTACAGGTCACACGTTCAGCAGGTCAGGCACTCATTAATTTGGCTTTAGATGAGCACATTGGTCGTCGAACAAGTGAAGAAGTAGACATTGCACAAATCAATGCAGAGATTGCCAAAGTTAATGCTTATTTTGGTTCAGATCTTATGTCTGAGTTCAATTACACCATTGATGATGACAATCTTAGCTTTGAAGAAATTGCTGGAATGGTGGCTAGTGCTGCATTCTGTGAGCCGTACCGGTTCGGAAGTCTAACCCGTCTCAAGTTTGAGCAACCGCAAGAAAACGCTGTCTTACTTTTTAACCATCGAAACAAAGTGCCTTTAACTGAAAAGCGCTCTTATACATTTGGTGTGCAGAAAGACTATGACGGGGTAGAGCTTGAATATACTTCTGATGTGGATGATGCACGTGTGAAGTACATCATTCCTGAAGACATTACGCCTAAGAATCCTTTGAAGATCACAACAACAGGCATTCGTAATGAAGCGCAAGCAAAAGCTCGGGCATGGCGTGAATGGAATAAGCTCCGATACAAATACATGTCCTGTGAAGTGGAAGTTCTTGATGAGTCAGAATTGTTGATTCGTAATGACAGAATCCTCAATGCTGATAACACAGTTGTAGACACTCAAGATGGCGAGATTGAGTCAGTGGATGGCTTGATAGTTAAAACTTCACAGCCATGCACTTTTGAGGTAGGTCATGATTACTACATCTATCTTCAAATGTCCGATGCCACTGTAGATATGGTGCCATGCACTGCAGGCGCTGATAAGTATCATGTAGTGCTTAGTCGTCCACCAGTACAGCCACTTGTTGTGAGTGATGATAGATACGTTAAAACGCTCTACACATTAGTTCGCGCTGATCAAACAGAAGCACAGGCATTCATGCTTGAAGAACTTACCCCACAAACGCAAATGACCAATACGCTTAAGGCTTCTAACTACGATGCCCGATTCTATGAGCGTGACCATGACTTTATTTAATTAATTAACAGAAATCCAAGCCCCTTTATCGGGGCTTTTTTATGCTTGGAGAAAAGTAATGGCTGATCAGATCGTTACTCGACAGGACCTCGTAGATGCACACTATGATGCAGAAACCTTAGGAGAGTGTATTAACGGGGAAGAAAATACAGAAGTAACTTCGCGGTTAGGTAGAACATATTGGACCTTAGCCACAATTAATTACCTAATTTCACAGGGCCAATTAAAGATCAGCGACCTTCAGGCTGCGATTGACATTGCGGCAGCAGCTGGAGCGGGCGAAAACGGGTGGATAGATACACTGGTACTTACTTTAACTGGAGAAAATCTCAGGGAATTTAATAAAAAAACTATCAGTACTTTAGATTGTATTGATGATTTAGCTACTACATTGCCATGGCCGGGCCGCACCGTAAATGTACGATCTGTGATAAAAGATAAACATTTAGGGGGAGGAACTTTTGTATTTAGTGCTGATAGTTCAAAAGTTCCAGACGGTTATATTGTTGTTGCTGCAAATGGCGGGAATTGGGTGAAAATCACAGTTGCTTTTCCAACAATTGATGATTTTGGCGGTCTGGGTGACGACCCAAATTATGACGATGCGGACGCATTTATTCGATGTGCGTTGAGTCCATACACAGGTTCGAATATTTATCTTGCTAACAGACAAGTTGAATATCGCATCAATAAACAAGTTGATTGCAAGGGTAAAGGGATTGTTGGAGGTGGATTTAGTAGACAAAATGCCACTGCGTATGCAATGAACTCTCTAAAGGTAAGACCAGGTGATTATTCAAATTCAAATACCCTTCTTAATAATGTGGCATTTATTAACGTGGGCGCCGAAGTAAGAGATTTGCAATTAGTAAGTAAGGGTGTTTCAGAAAATATTTCGGGTTTAAAAGTT